AACATTCATTTCATTTGCTATTCTTACATTGGAATAATCTTTGGCTTTTAAGTTAAAATATTCCATTTCTGCTTCTGTAAAATTACATAACTTCCTGAATGTTTCTAATTCTGGAACTGTAAAATCTCTAATTTGCATCATGTATACCTTAATACCACTGTGATATAATTCCAAGTCAATGGATTTGTCTTTTTTAGCAATTGAGGATATCTTATATACATATCGTAAGCACAGGCAAAATATTCTCTAATATCGTCAAACCCTTGAGCCATCATAACATTATTGTATCTTTCCTGTTGCCATATCTGTATAAAGCTTGGTTGAAAACACCACCAGTAAACATCATGATTTGCATTACTTAAAGCATGACCTACTTCATGTGTTAATGCTGATTCATATCCTCTTTTGATATACATATTTATGCTTGATACATAAGTTGTTCCAGGAATTACATTCATGGTCGTATATGCCCATGTATCAGCTAAGTCGGGACTTTCCCATGGAAGTTTATCAACTACTTGGATATTCGTATTTTGATAAAATACATTCCATTGAACATTATTCGGTTGTCTTGCCCACTCTTGCAATAGAGCAGGTGTTATTTCTGCCTTGACAGGAGTACACATCATTAAGATGCATACTCCAATCATGACAATAAATCTTAATACTTTCATTCAGCAAGTCCTTTGTTCCATTCTTCCATAGCTTCATCAAGTGTTGGTGCTCCTACATAAGCACCGCACTGTTCATTTGAACACTCGATAACATAGTATGGCTTACCGTCTTGTGTTATACCTACTTCTGCATCAAAATCAAGATTGACTTCTTTACTTCCGCAGACAGGACACGGAATACATTTTGTTTCATCAAATACTTCTTCCATAGCATACTCCAATCATGATTGCTTCCTTAAATATAACGAAGATAAGTTGACAGTTTTTGCTGTGCCTGTTCCGTGATAAACTTCAACAACACCAGTATCGCTATGAATACGAACCCAACCAAAAGGATTACCACTATCATCAATAGCAACTTCATAGGTAAGATTCGCAGGTCTGTATGCTTCATTCAAAGTTGCAATAGTAGTCCATGCACCAGATACAGCAACTCCAGAATTTGTTGTTATTCTTAATGCAACAAGCAAATCATTTAATACTCCTGTTGCAGAATTTACATTCGATGATTCACTAAAAATGGTTGCCTTTGTATCGGTAGCTGAATACTTTTTATTTACCTTTTCATCCGTCAACTGCTTATTAGTCATGGCAGGAGAGATACTCGGATATACCGTGGTATTCACTGTCTTCCCGTTTGCTATCCTAAGCTGATATACTAACTTGTCGGCAGTATTCGGAACAGTAATCTCCGTAATGGGAGTTCCACTATTCAAAGTAGCAAGTGACTGATATGTGGTACTGTTTGCTTCGTAATATCCAACATATCCGATAACACCATCGGGTACGGTATCAATTCCAAGCGAAGCGAACAACTTCTTATTTCTGTACGGAGTTGCATCTAACGCCATTGAATGGTCAGCATCACTTGTGTAATTCAGACGGTAATAAGCGTTATCTGTGCTTGTTCCTGTAATAGCCACGCTATTGTTGAGATTTAACACAAAAGAGATACCATTCTCTGTTTTACTCGGCTTAATAATATCGAGGATATTGTTTGCACCGTTATATTCAAACTCACCAAGCAATTTATTACATGAGTCTTTAAGAGGTATATAATAAGGCTCATAATTTTCATAACCGCTATCGTATTCTTCTGCCATTGTAAGCATGGGTTTAAATACAACATTGTTAACTGTTGAACCTTGTGGAATTGCGATATATCCAAAAGGTCTATTTGAAAATGACGTAAAATCAACTATAGTAAATTCTAGTGTTTCACTTTGCTGATTTGCTCCATTCCCATCACCCATCATTGATTGTATAGAACACCAATATTTATTCGGAACTGCTCCATCTTTTGAACCACTCAATCTCACTCTTTTTCCAATTAGAGGAGTAAGTATTTTTTCAGCAGTTGCATTAGTCAACCATTGATAATTTATTCTTTCCGTAGCAGTACCATTTGCAACAACAGAACCATCGGAATTAACAGTAAAAGTAACGCCGTATATAGTTCGTGAAATACCTTCGTTCGGTAATAAATTTTTTCCTGTTATAACTTTTGCTTCTCGTAATTCATCTTTTAAAGTTCTTTTAACTGATTTATAACAGGGTTCAAATGTTTGGTCTAATATATCTGCATTAGTTATCATTGGATACAACTTAGCGTGATTCATAGTTGTTCCACTAAGTACAACTAATTCAATTCTTAAACGCCTATTAGCTTTTTCACTAGGAACTGTCAATACTTTTACATTTGCATTGTATGTTCCTATTGCTACTTCTTGGCTACCATCCATACATGCAACATTAACACCTGCAAGACCTTCAGGTATATTTTCTAACCTATAACTTCCTTCTTTAAATACCATACCCATACTTGCCAAAGTAACACTAATTGCCGCTCTACCAGTAGCAGTTCCGTGTATATCTATATAATCCACTAAATCTTCAGTACGATGTATAGTATATGTAATACCGTTTGTTTCAACAGTAGAAATATCATCACGAATCTGCCATAAGTTCTTCCCACTCTCTCCCCATATACTTTCACTTATCAGCTTAGTATTGGCTTTAATGTTATCTTCATTGGCAGTGGTGGAATCACCCTTGTCACCCTTATCGCCTTTATCTCCCTTATCACCTTTATCACCCTTTGCACCTGTTGCACCAGTATCACCCTTCTGTGCAACTAACTGCCAATAAGAAGTATCTGTAGGAGCGTGTCCACTTGCTTTCGTTGTGTTCTTATAACGATAAGTGGAGCCCTGATACTCAACTTCATCCATAAACTCATATTCTGTACTTCCACTATATGTACCTTTATGAAGCACTAACATTCTTCCGATATCTTCATTTACTGTCGGCATTCTTTAATCCTCCTCTATCACTAATTTTAAATGACCATCCTCAGTATCAACTGTGAATGTAAATTTATCCAGCATAGCACTTGCAACATCTGCCGCTGAAGGTTCTTCAAAAGTTATTGTTTCTGTACTATCATCTTCAAATACTATTGTAAGAGTAAGTCCACTAACTGAATGACTTTTAATACCTGATGAAGCACCTTTTATTTTGGATAGGCATATCACTAAAACATCTTCCGCTTTCACTTACTCACCCCCACTTCCATTCTCCGGAGCTTTGCATGTAAGCATATTCAGCACTAGCTGTATTTACAAAACTTCCGAAGTCAATTTTATCAGTGCTAAGAAGTCCATCCACATCTGCACCAGTAATACTATTCGTGACTTCTGTCTTAGTATCCGCAAATAAATTTGCGTCCACTTTTCGTGTTCCATCAGGTAGAACTGTTACGTTATTAATACTTTTTAATTTTATCATTTTTATGTACCCTCCTTACTTAATATTATATTAAATTCAGCTATAAATAACAAGATGTCCATTGGAGTTATTTATACCGAAATTATATTTATCCGTATTCATATATAAGTGTCCATTTGAAGTATTGATATTGAAAGAAGCATCTTCCGGGTCCAGTGCTATCATAACCTTTACCCATTGATAAAGTGTTTTATCTGTTGGGCGTGTTGAAGAATGCCCTGTATATATTCCAATATAACGGGTATCATCATCCGGAGTATCTGTCATATCAGTACCATCTGCATAATGGGAAAACATAATGAAAGTGTACATAGCTTCTTCCATATATTCTTGACAATCTTCCACATACTCTGCACACTGTGCCAGCACTTGCTCTAATAATTCATTTGTGGCAATGCGTACAACTTGTGACCCATTTATTTTTAGATAAATATATCCATCGGTACATACTGCATATTCTCCTGGAAGTAAACGGGTAACATCTAAATCTGCCCGTGCTCCTCTTCTCATTTGTATAGCCATTACTTATCTCCTTTCAATATTTTTATTTCTTCTTCAAGCTGGTTTATTCTTACTTCTTGTGCTTCCACCTTTTCATTTAACATTTTAACATAGTTAATTAAATGTGGTATATATTCCTCATAATGAATAGCTCTATAATCTGGTATATCATCATTTTCAATATCGGGTCCATATTCAAGTACCGCATCTGATTCACCTAAATCATCAAGAACTTTTCTTGCTTGTTGTGCTATCATTCCATAATGCTTACCGTCGGTATTCTTGTATTTGAATTTTTTGGTTTCGGTAGCATCTATAAGATTTTTAGATAACTCAACATCAAGGGGTTCAATCTCTTCTTTTATTCGTTCATCAGAACCTTGAACCCAATTGATGAAATACGAGGTTCCATTTCTTGAAGCATAAAGGTCACTACTTCCTAAGAGTCCAAAGTAAGTATTGCTTGAACTTGATATTTGTATCTGGTCGTCATCAATACTTATACCATTATTATTTGTATTACGCACATAGATTGCAGGAACATTACTATCCAACCTAATATATTGTGAATTATCAACACGGCAATTCAATGAATATTTATCAAGTTCCACACGGGAACCATCCGAGTTCCTTACACTAATTTGTGGAGTATTCGTAATTCTTATATAATCTGAGGACGACTTTCTCGCTTCAACTACCACCTGACTATCACACAGAAGATTAGTATATTGAGAACTTGATATCTTGGAACTAAATCCCTCATACTTAATCCCATATTCGGCTGTCGTATCATCATCACTATTTACAATTGAACCATCGGGATTAAATGTTGTATCACCAACGGATAAAGCATAAAATTCTGCCGCTCCAGAAAAATTACCTCTGAATGAACCGATTGTTTCATAAGGGTCAATTTCTATTGTATGCTGTCTATCCGAATAAATATCTATCTCATAATTAGAAGCCCATGTATAACGTGAAATTTTTACATTAAGTCTATAAAGACTTTGGTCACCTGCTAAAAATGGACCAAAATCTAAATCTTTATCATTTAATTCATCACCGTATGGATTGATTCTTCTATAACCTTGAGAATCCCACGAAGAACCGTTCCATTTATATAAATCTACTCGGCAAACTTGTGTATTATCGTGACTTCCTGTATCATCACACCAAAAAGCAATATTCAAATAACATTCGTCTGTCCATCCATCATAATAAGGACTGAAATATATTTTCTTATTGAAATTTTTGGATAAGGATACCCACTGATTCCAGAATAATTCTTTATATCCATAAGCATAAACATAAGACACCTCTAATTCACTTCCATAAGGTGTAATTATTTTTTTGCCGATTTCCAAGTTACCAAATTTACAATCTCCGGAAGCAATTAACTTAGTTGTATCTATACCATTTTCATCTAAGATAGATGTTATAGGGGCATAAGAAAATGTTACATTAAATGTGTTAGTTAAATCCTTATCAAATATTGACATATAATAATATCTATTGCCACTTGTTGAATCAATAGTAAATACAGGCGGATAAGTATAAATAAACGAACTAGCACCTGGAGTGATTTCACCACTGTCTATCTTAGTAAAATTAGTTCCATCAGTCGTACGATATACTTCATATTCCAAAGTTACATCATCATGCAATCCTGTTAAATTTGCAGTAATTGCAAATCTACCTAATGCTCCTGTTTGAGAATATCCAAGATATTGAATAGCACTGGTAACACCTGAGGATGAATTTAAAGTAACATTAGTGCCTAATACTAATATCTTACCATTAAAGTCATTTGTTCCTCCCATTATCAACGTACCATCACGAATAATATCCGCATTCATTGCTCCAACTTTTATAAGATTGGCGTCAATTTCACCTATATTCATGAAAGAAGCATTAAGATATACTTTACCATTATAAATATAAATACCTTGTACTGCACCACCACCTGTAAGAGCATTAAATATCTCTTCTTGTGTCATATTTGCGGTGATTTCTCGTTGTGAAGTCAGTTTAGTGAAATTATCTATGGTAACTTCTTCCCACACATAAGCATCAATAGTTGTGGTAGTTCCTGAAGGAATTTGTTCTTCAGTGAAAGTGGAAGGTGATTCATCTGTTTCTGTTATAGAATCAATTGCAAATCCCCATTTATTTACCGAACTATCCGTATGCCATACTAAATAAACATAATTAGATGGAATAACTACTTCTTGTCCACCAAAAACTCCCTCGAATCTCTTCTTATACCAAGTACCGTTGCTAATATAAAAAACATCAAGATAATCATAATTGGTTTCCGTTTCGCAATTAGCATTAAACTTCACCTTAACAGGAGCAGTTAATCCTGTACGAATAAGATATTTTTTATCATCACTATTAACATAAGGATGGGCAGTTTCGGGGTAAGATATAGAAGCTTTACTATAAATATAAATTTTTCCATTGGTTGATGTATCTTTAAATGTTTTACCTATACTTGAATTATTAGCAATTGAAGTATTCCAGTTATAAGCGGGAGCATTTCCCATAGTAGGAACATAAGCACCTGAATAATCTGTGTTTTCAAGTTTAAGTTTTGCTCCTCCTGTCATTTGTAAATCGCCTGTATCTAAGTTCCAAAAATTCTTATTAACTTGGTCAGCCAATATACCAGCAATTATCCAATTAGCGGTCAATTTATACAATGCTAAAGTATTAAGAACAGCATTACCATTTCTATCAATACCACCCGTCCAAGTTGTTGCTACACTTCCTGAATATTCACCTAAATCTGAATTACCTGAATCGGTACTATAAAAATATCCAGAACCAGCATCTTTAGCAACAAAACTATGCAAAGTAAATTTAGCACTTCCATCAGGCCAATATGTAATTTGATGGTCACTCTCATAATAAATATAAGAACCATCTTGTTGTAAAACTCTAGCAGTATACATACCACTTGAATTTTGAGATAATCTGTTCATTCGCTGTACAGATTCATCATATGAAGATAATTCATTATCTGTATGCCTATTTGCTTCTACCACAGCTTTTGCGGCTTCACTTGTGTATGAGCCTTGCTGTCTTATAATAGATTCAGCTTTACATGCTATTTGAGTAAATCCACCGGTGGTAAACTGTACATCATTTATGATTGTTTTATGAGCAACACCTTTAGTATCAATTACAAGTGCCATATCACCCGCTTCAATTAACGGGTCACATGCAACCTTACAACTGAAAATTCTAAATGTAAAATCATTTAACTTACCTGCTAAGTGATTTGCAATTGTGCTTTCAATACCTTCACATAAAGGATTATTTTTAACTTCAATAATGTACGAATAATTGTACTGATGTGAACTTAATCTTTCCACAACTGTTTTATCATTGATAACTCTTACTCCAGTTATAGAAATATCATATGTTCCTATCTGAAAATTTTTATAGGACTGGATTATATGATAATCTTCAACATCAGTAAAAGCTCCACCATCATAATGTGTGCTTTCACTGAATGTAAAATCACCACCATCTGCTGTATCACCATCTGAATAAGGAGTTGTAGTAGTATCAAATGTTCCGCCGTCAAGTCCATCTTCATCAAACACTGAAAAATCATACCACTTAAATTTTAATAAGCCAGTAGGGTCAATATAAGCATTATATCCAGCGGCTATAGCAACATAACCTATGAGCTGTCGCCATGTTACATTTGCATCTATCTTACTTGTATCAACCGAAGTATTATATAAATCAAAATTACCTGTTGCATCAAAAGTAGAACTTCCTAAACAAGCTGTACATGCCAAGCTTACAATTTGTTTGAAAGTTTTAGTACCTGTAAGATTATGTTTCTTATCAAATTTATAAGTTGCATCCACACCACTGAATCTTATTACAGCTCCGGGAGTTGCATCTGTTACAACCGTAAATTCAGATATTACAACATGTTTAAGTGTATTTGAATTTATTTGAATAGATTCTTTTAAAATAAATCTGCTCATGTAAAAATCATAATCATCAAATTCACCCGTTGTATTATCTATGCAAATATTAACTGTCTTGCCAATAAACGAACCAACACTAAAAGAATTGCCATCAGTGGTTTTATCAGTAAAAGTATTACCGCTTACTCTAAAATCCGATGGTCCTAAAGTTTTGGTTCGCCCATCTGTGAATGTAAATGTTGCATAATTTACAACTTTTGCTCCGTTATGTAATGCTAAAACATAATCCCGGTCAGCTATTCTCATATCTTAACTCCTTATATAGGATTTACTGCAATAAAGTTTATTGATAACCCTTCCCACTTCTCTCCTTCATCTGTTATTCTAACACAATTTACACTATAGTTAGAAGCATAAAATCTTTTATTTATCCAGCCTTGAAAAATATCAAAATGATGGAATTCAAAATCAGGTTTATTTATACATGCGTTTAAAATAGTCTTTACTTCTTCTGTGGATAATACTCCCCATGTCATATCATATTTAGCAATGGTTCCCATCGGAGTATTATGCATAACCAAATCTTGTGTTCTATCAGAATCTTCGGTTGAAGTTGTTGCAAATTGTGGCTTGTATGTTATCGGTGTTCTGATTTCAACTCCATCTATACTATATCTATCGTTCATATCAACCTCCTGTTAATTCAAATATATTATTGCCCGAACTCATTTGAATTACTTTACCACCTTCTACCACAGCTTGTGCAAGCGTTACATTATCAGGAGATACTATCTTTATAACTGTACTATTATTCTCGCTATTTCCTGTATTTCCATTAAACTCACGCATAACTTGTCTGAATGCATCAATCATTGTTGAAAGAGGTGTTTCAATGTTTGTACCTGACTTCTGGTCACCGAGCATTGCTAAGAACTCTTTATTCGGAGGAATAACAGCTCCTTGTGCTAACTTAGGTATTGTTACATGATTCAATTTAGGTAAGCTCAAATCAAATTTCTTACCACCTAAATCTCCAGGAACCCAATCAGGAATTTCAAAGTCAAATGAGCCTAACTTCTCACCCATTGCATTGATTCCATCAACTATTCCGTTGACCATTTTTTCTATCGAACTAAGCACCGCATTTATAGGCGACTTAATTCCATTTGCTATACCTTGTACAGTATTAATAACTGTTGATTTAATACCTTCAAATGCGGACGTTATGCTGGATTTAAAGCTATCCACATTTGATTTGATTTCATTGAACTTGGATGTCCAGTTACTCTTAAATGTTTCCACATTTGATTTGATTCCTTCAAATGTGCTTGATACATTGGATTTAAACGTATCTATAACTCCTTTCACATTATTGAAAGAAGTGGACGCATTGTTCTTGAAGTTGTCAATGTTGGTCTTAATATTATCAAATTTATTTGACCATTCAGATTTAAGATTTTCAGCTTTGGTTTTTACGCCTTCAAAGTTTTCAGATACCTTATTTTTAAGCTCTTGCACTTTATTTGAAATATCTGTTTTCTTCTCACCTACGGTAGAAGCAAATTCACCAAATTTTGTTTTTATATCTGATACTTTACTAGCAATCGTGGAACTCATAGTGGACATATCAACACCAACACCAGCTCCGATTGTATTGAACTTTAATCCAACTTCATCCATCTTAGAAGCAACGGTATCTTTTAATCCAGAAATAGCGGTTGCAACTGTTTCTTTCTTCTCATTAACTTTCTCACCGAATGAAGCAACTTTTTCTTTGGCATTATCAAATACTTCTCCAGCTTTCTCTTTGAAGTTTTGAAGATGTTCTCCTGTTCTTTCTGCAAAAGTAACTGCGGTATCTTTTATTAATTCAAATGTTCCACTTATTCCTGAATAATGCTTATACAATTCTTTATCATTCGGGAATAAGAATGCTCCAATCTTCTTTCCAATTTCAGCTCCGCCAAAGAATGCAACAACACTTCCAACAATAGCCGCTCCTGCTGTTGCAACTGCACTTGCTCCACCAGCGGCAAGTGTTGTTCCTAAATCTGCTGTAAAGAATGAACCAATTGATTGCATTGCATAAGCTAATCTAGGAATTACAATAGGCATAATCTGAGCACTTAAAGAAGAGAATGCCGAACTTATTAACTGTAATAAACCTCTTAATAATATAGGTGCTCCTTGTGCTAATAATCCAGGAATAGCTCTTGCAATACCTACAATAACAACTGCTTCAAGAATTACTTTAAGTGCTGAAATTAAATCTTCTTTGTCCACATTATCAAAGAATCCTCGAAGTAATTTCTTACCCTCTTCTTTAAGTGTATCTTTATTCTCTTCCCAAAATCCCTTAGCAACATCAATGGCAAGGTCAATAATACCTGCAAGCGTTTCTCCAAGCTCTTGTGTATCAACTTCTTCAAAGAATCCATTAATCATATCTGTTAACGCCTGTACAATATCTTTAGCATCTAATTGCTTAATGAAATTATGCACAAACGTTATAGCTGATTGTATTATTGAACCAATAGCTCTTCCAACATCTTGCCAGTTTATCTTTCTGATTGATTCCATTAACTGCTGTCCAATATTCTTGCCTAAATCAACCCAATTTACGGTTGAGAAAAATTCATAAATGCCAGCGGTTATAGTATTAACTGCATTAGAAATAAAATTGGAAATATTATCCCAATGGAAGTTTTCAATAAATGAATTGATAGCTTCTGCAATACCTTGTAAACCTGTTACAACGGTATCTTTGATTAAATCCCAATCAATGTTTTCAAATAGACCATTAAATGTATCTGCTATAAATTCACCGATAGAATCCCAATGCAAATTATGTACAAATTCATTTGCAAAATGGAATATTGTATTGAGTGATTGAGCTATAGTATTTCCGATATCATAACCTAATCTTTCAACTTCAACAAATCCATTAATCAGTGTTGCTAAACTCTTACCAAGTTTACCTGCTGTAGCTTGAATCTTATCCCAAGGAATAGATTCTAATAATCCTCTTAAATCTTCTCCAAGTTTTCTGCCAAGCTCTGTAAAATCTCCAAGCTCCCACATTTTCTTGAGCTTTTCAATTAAATCAAGCATGCCTGAATCAATAGGCATTTCTTTAAATCCTGCACCAGCTCCAGCACCGCCACCTGAATCAGTATCTTTATTGCTTTCAAATTTATTTATTTCATCAAGCGGAGATAAATAACCCTTTAAAGCCTTTTCTGCTTTCTTAGCACTTCCAGCAGTTTTATCCAAACTCTTTGCATAGTTGGCTTGAACTTTTGTTGCAACAAGATAAGTTTTCTGTCCTGTAAGTGCGGCAATAAACTGTGATATTCTCTGTATCGCAAGTGTGATTAAATCAATGATTTTTGTAATAGCAGGAGCAAGTGAATTTATCAGCGGGACAACCATTGCTCCAACACTATTTTTCAATGTTGCAAGTGAAGATTGTAAAGCACTGATTGATTTATTTAATCTTCCGTTCTCACCTTCCCATAATACTACAGACTTAATACCATCGGCTACAGCGGTTCTTAATTTTCTAAACAGAAAATATAGCGACCGAATACCGAAACCGTACTTTAAGATTGTGGTAATCCCTCTCTTGAGGCTTCTACTAAAGTCATTGTGTGAACTTGAAGCTCTCTTAAAATGAGAAGGTATAGAAGCTATTGTGGAAGCAAATTTCTTTGCACTACTAACAGCACTTTTAAAAATATTCACCATATCTTTAAAAGTGCTTTTAATAGAATTACCAAGTGTACGCATTATCCTACTTAAGGACTGCATTACAGATTGTAACCTGGTTGCTTGAACACTTACTCTGTTTTCTGCATCAGCTTGTTCATTCCATCTTGTAAGTAATAATCTTGATTGATTATTAACATTGGCTAAGCTATCAGCCACTTTAGAATACTGCTCTGTATCAGAACCTAAAGTAAATGCTTTACCCGTATCAATTAAATCTTGTAATTCTCCCTTAGCATACTCAATTGTATTTTCAAGCTCTGCGGCAGCATATTGCATGTCCTTCATTTTTTGTGGACTTATCTTTCGACCTGTTTCCACAAAACGTTCTTCCATATCACGCAACTTATTTAACTTATTTTCCGCTTGTGCAATTTGAGCTGATATTTCCTTATACTCTTGTGTGGGAATTTTAGTAGATTCCAGCTTTTTAAGTTGGTCAGAAAGTTGTTGTGCTTTCGTTACGGAAGCACTCATTTGTTTCTTTAAACTTTCCAAATTTTTATCAAGCTGTTTACCAGATGATTTATCAAAAACATCTTTGATAGCTCCCTGTAATTCGCTTGCTGATTTTTTTATATCATCTGTTGATAAATCAACGCTTAATTCGATATCAGTAGGACCTGGCATATTTAACTCCCTTTATTCCAAACACTCTTAATAAATTCCTCATACTCTTTATCAGCTTTGTTATTGATATTCTTGAAGTATTTTGGATTTTCGTGTTGAAATTTTCTCTCATACTTTTCAAGCTTCTCACCAGTAATAATTTTATGTCTGATACTAACAATACTAGCAAGAGGAGATTCTCCAATTGCTAAATAATATCCCATAAAAGTCCACCAGTGCATATAAGGAACGCTTCTTATTTCCTGACCTGATACTTTATTAATTGCGGAACATATCAATTGTGAATCTTCTTTCCAATCAATCAGTTTCGGAGATTTCTTTTCATCTTCTTGATAATCACCACAATTAAAAAACACATACATCTGTTTTATTAGCTGTTCCAATGTATCTGTATCCAGCTCATTTAATCTCTTCATGCATATTTCAAATCTGGCATTTTCATCCTCTATATCATCAGGAATATCTTCACTGAAATAAGCATAAAAAATAATTAAAGCTGAAAAAATTCTTATCTGTACATCTAAATCTTCATCACTTAAAGCAACAAAGCAATCCAGCACCATCCTATAATCACCTTGATTCTGAATAGCGTAGGATTGCCCGTTTACTTCAATGCTTGTGGGTATATCGTACATTTACTTCCTCTTCTTTGTATATTTGCTTGTATGCTTGGTAATGTTCTTTTTCAAAGCATCATATTCTTTGGTAAAGTTTTTATCATACAAATCAAGCAACTTTTCAATTACATATTCAAACCTGAATTTGCCATTGAATAAATCATACATAGAACCATCCGGAGCTGTCTTATCTGCAACATCTGAATCAAACACATAATTAATAAGCTCACGCATCTTACCATCAATTACAAAAAGTTGCTCTATGGCCTTATCATGTGTTTCTTCATTAGTTTCACCAGATTTTATTTCATCTTGAGCTTCATTCACAAAACTTAAAAGCTTCGGATAAACTTCTTCAAGTCGCTTTAAGATGGTTAAATCGGAAGTATTCAATTCAATAACCCTGTTATTGTCCCTATCCAATCTGAATCTCTTTTTCCGAGTTTCTTTTATCTCAATATCAATGATATCGGATTCATCAATGGGAACGTTATTTTTAACTTCGGTAGCTGTTATCATGAAAGTTGTTCCTCCTTGTTTTTATTAAGCATCTGCTGTAAATGCAAAATCATCTGTAAGCTTATCAACTGTACCAGTGGTAAGATTGTTACTGAAGTAAAGCGATATAGGCATATTAACGTTAACATCACCACCAATACTGTTGGGAGTGATTGTACATCCTTCATGCTTAACTGCCTCATAACCATTTGTTGAATTTCCAAGAAACGCATCAATAACATAAACCGTGAACTGGTTAAGCTCTGAAAGTCCATTCCTGTTCATTACATCAACAAGCAATGCGGCAAGTCTTGAACCACCCATAACAAGGAACGGGTCAAAGTCTTGCTGAGGCTGTGTTTTGTTCAGGTCGGTATAGTTGTATCCAAGAATATCAGTGGAAGTTGCAATATCACTGTTATATTCTATTGAGCTATCTTCTGTTCTCTTACCAAGAATCTCACGGTGTTGAGTACCAGAAGTTCCTTCACCCTCTTCCCATTCAACAACTGTTATGAGAAGCTTTCTTTCTGCTCTCTGACCGTCCTGTAAATTAATTGTTTTAGGTACCGGAAACATATTCTCTCCTCCTTAATATAATGTTTTTGTTTTGTCCAAATAATCAATTTGAACTGTTACGCTATACTTACCCAATGCGGGTGTAACGTTGTTATCAATGCCATTTAAGTTAGGATTATCAGTGACCGTCCTGATTTCATCAATAACACATTTATCTCCAAAATTTGGAAAATTTCTTGCATCATTTTGTGTATCAATCCAATCAATGATACCCTGTACATCAAGCATATTTTCAACGTTTTCATTGCTATATAACACTGGCGGTTCACCAGGTATAAACGCTAAAGGATTCGGCGTCATTGACCTAAAATCTTGAATAGTAAATGCAAATCTTTTCTGCACACTTCCATCAATATATGGTCTGTTCATTGCCTTATCATTAGCGATTGTAACGATATCTTTTGTGCCGTCTTTAGCTTGAATGCAATTAAAGAAAACCGGATTATCTCTTATCGAAGGACAGGTTAACAGATATTCAATTATTGCGGTATTTTTATCAACCATATAGCTCCTTCATCTTTCTCTGTATAATCTGCTTTACGCCTTCTTTAAATTCATCTCCTTTTTCTGCCATCATGACTTCATTCCATAAAGCTGTTGCTTGCGGATGATAGTCTAGTGTGTGATTAAATCCTACGCCATAATATTGATATCTTGCATATGGTTGAATATATCTTACACATCTTGGTTCCACTTCTGCTGTTTGAGATAGTGGTCCATTTAAAAACGGAACGTATGGGTCACACATCTTTCTAAGCAAATTATGAATCTCAAGCATTACTGAATCATCATGTAAGATTGCATTCAGCCTACCTGCTATCGCATCCTCATCCACTTTTACACTGACTTTAACATGTGCCATACTTAAATACCATTTACATGATAATGCTTTATTCCAAGTCCGTTTCCTGTGTTATCTCCAACCTCTTGTATAATCAAGCATCCTTGCAATGCTTTATACTTCTTTAGTAGGTCTGTAGAGCGGCTACCAGGCGTTGTTTCGCTGATTTCATCACTCACATCACCTAACACTATGATATCTCCCTGTTTAAGCGTAAAATAGCTTGGTTTTAAGTCATTACTTAATGCCGCCCACTCATATGGAGCTAAATATTCAGCTTTGATAGGAATCCTGCACAAAATATTATTGGTGTCTAATTTCACATTGTTGAGATTAACAGTTTCTCCAACACTCTTATAAAAGCATCCATCAACTGTGTGCCTGTACCAGCTGACAAGATGGGTTAATTCATCTTCATGTCGGTTATAAACTGTTATTGTTTTGTCCCACCAATCTGGATAATTACTCACCTTTGTATAACCCTCTGTACAGAACTTTCCTACCTAAGCTGTCAACAACACTTGATAACGCCATCTTGATAATGTTATCAATCTTGGCTTTCGCATTGTCCATTAACTCTTGAGCACTTAGCACATTATAACTTCTTGAAACACCATCATTTGATTCAGAAGCTATTCCTGCTCCTGTTGTTGATATCGTACCATCTGAACCTACTGTTCCACTGCCATCAATTCCTGATTGCAATGCTATGTACTTAATCAACATATACACACACTTTTGTACATCTTCGGAGACGGGTGTTACATCTTTCAGCCTGTTAAAAGTGTACCAATTAACAAGTGCTTCCGCTTCCATTTCACAATCAGAAAAAACGGCTTCTGATAATGTACCACCTAATGTTTGATATTGTGCATAAGTTAAATACATTCCCATCCACCGTCCTTCTTGTTACTCTGATTTCTTAGCTCTTGTTGACTTCTTCGGAGCCTTAAGTTTTTCAACTTCTGCTTGGAGATTATCTCTCTCCTCTTCAAGCTCCTCATACATCTTTACAAGCTTATCATAGTTTTCCTGCATTTCTGCAAGCTCTTTCTTTACTGCTTCAAGCTCTTTATCCTGCTTCGGCTGATTATTTCCAGCAAGCTGATTCTTTAAATTTGCTATTTCAGCAACCTGCTCCGTATAAAGCTTCTGTAATTCAGCTTTATCGGTGGGGACAGCTTTCTTTAACACTGTCCCCGCTTCACTTGCTATACTATAACCTCTTGCTAAATAATCATCAACACGATTATCAGGAATGCTTATAAGGGAATTTCCCTTAATCACCATAGCCATAGTTTGTTCTCCTCTTAGCTTTGATTAAGCTGTCCTCTTATAGTAAGTCTTGGTTCCATCAACCGTAGTATCTGTTGAATACTTGTACTCATCCGATGTACCAACCTTCTCACAATATCCCTGCTTAGAAGGATTACCAGTAGGACTAGCAATTGAACTGAAGGTAGGAGTGGTTACGTTGAACTGTAATGCTCCCTGACGCCTGTTGAGGATGAATGCATCATCATAAGATTCCTCATAGTAGTTCCACTTGTTCTCACTCATTGCTGAAGGAGGGTCAAGTCTAACTGCCTCGTAAATCTCAGGCGTGATGATTGCTGAAGGATGGCACATGAACATCTTTATGCTACCTGCCATTGCAACAGGCTTCCAGCCAACTGTAAAATCATAAAGTGTCTGCATCAGTTCCTGAGGAACAGGGATGATTTCAACACCATCAAGTACATTAAGACCACGACTTATTCTGCCGCTGTTGTTCTGTACATTGATTGAACGTGTCCACCTTGCTGTGTTCTCAAACATCTGCATAACTTCATAAGTTACATAGAGAATCCTGCCCGTAAGCGGAACCCTTGCATTGTTCATGTTCAACTGCATCTGGTCGAAGATATCAATAACATTATTTACCGATACTGCGGTACTATCAGGAGTTGCTCCCTCATAACCCTCACCAGCTATATCAGTGGTGTACCTGTAATAAAGTCTTGATATCAGATAAGCATCCATTTCCGGGAACTTCTGGAACTGGTTGTAAGAATCAGTAATAGTACCGATTGTTGCAATCCTTGATTCCTGAATATCCTGAGGATGTACAAGTGTTGACCACTTTCTGAAATGCTCAAGGGTCTTGGTCTCCCAACTATTCTCATAGTTCCTTTGAGCTAATGCGATGGTATCACGGTCTGCATCAACACGACCTGTGGTATCAACGTGCTGAATCTTGATGGTCTTAGCATCAACCCACTTATAACGCCTATCATTCTCAACGCTTCTAAGCTGATTGAAATAGAGTACATAAGGGTAAGCTTGTCCAAGCTCTCTCAGGTACTCGGTTGCATAATTGAGTGCGGACATGTAAGTTCCGCCATTGTTTGCAGGTGCACTTGGCATAATTATTTACCTCCTTAATAAACTTATTGCTGTGTTTGAGGAATAAAACTAAAACCAAAGCTTTCTTTACCCGACGGTGCCTGATTTCCACTTTCTCCCGGTGTCTGTTGTGCAAACATTGGAAGATTAGAATTAGGCTGTTGCGGTTCTTGCTTATCAGGTTCTTTGTTCTCTTCCTTAATAAACGCTGTTTCATTGTCTTTGCTATACGCATCATCAAAATCCTTGATGCCAAGTAATTCGCCTTTCTTCAACTTAACATCTTCTGAATCTTGCATTGAGCGTATATAATCACGCTTGGCGGCATCACTTGTAAAGTGCTTAGTTGCCGCATGTTCTTTGATGGCAAAATCTCTAGCCTGCTTATCAAGTTTGATTTGGAATGCCTTTGTATCCTCTTCATACTTGCTTTGTAATGCTGTTAAATCAGCGGATACCGTTGATAACTTTTCAGCATCATTACCTGCATCTTTCAGCTGGTCCTTTAAGCTTGCCAGGTCTTTGTCACGGTCGGAAAGTGTGTCATTTAATGTACTTATTTGCTCTTCCTTAGCTTGTATCTCGGAGTTATGCTTACTCACTGAAATATACTTGCCTTCGGATAAATCTGCAAAATTCGCACCACCTTCCTTTGCTTTTGCTTGAAATTGTTCAAGCGTAAGGGTTTCGGCATCTTTGAAAATGTCCTCAATCTTCATGTTTGTTTCCTCCTACATTCTTTATATCTGTTTTGTTTAAATGTGGATTACAGTATCCACCGAATGTGCCCTTCTTTAAATGTCTTTAGGCTAGACTATATATACATAAAGGCTTTATTGCCCATTATGCTCAACTCTATCAATACGCATTTCCAAATTATTCACTTTTTCAATTAAAACAGGTACTTGCTGTACATTTGAATTATGCTCTTTAACTTCTTTTGATAAATTGTCCAACTTTGTATCTGTTATAGCTTGATTAACTTCAAGCTTATGCTCAATCTTTTGGTTACTCATAATGTTTGTAAATATAACTCCGACTAACGCTAATCCGCCAGTAATTACGCTTGCAATTATGCTATCCATTGAGTTATCTCCCTTCCATTTTTCTTTGCAAGCAGTAAGCACTCCAGCGGTTCCCTAACTGGAACGCTCACCGCCCAACAAAGGAGGAACAAACCCTCACTTGTATTATATAATATCCATTCCAATTTGTAAAGATTTTATACCTTTATTTTTCGATATCCTGCCACTGACATTCTATCTCGTTTCTCACTCAATCCACAAGCTTTAGAAAATGCTCTGTACTCTTTTGTGTATTGATTAATCTTTGCTTGATAATGTTGTGCCAATTGCATGTTTCCAGCTTCTCTTGCCGCCATCTGTCCATCTTTAGCGTGCCTGATTGCTGTTTCAATCTTTCTCTGTCTTTGTGTGCATTCATACATGGTTAAATGCTTTCCATTTGGAAGTGTATATCCTTTTTCATTTGTTTCAAGTATCTTCTTCAATTGTTCATCTGAAAAATTCTGTGGAGCACTTCCTATCACAATTGAAAATGCAAAATGCCTACAATTCAATGTACCTACAGCACGTTCAAATCCAACATACTTTCTTCCCTGTACATCTTTAAAATCTTCTCCACTTTGCATCTTCTCAAACTCTGCTTTTGTATATTGGTGCCCTTGCATTGCCGCATGGTCCTCAGCGGGATTTTGATGTACTGAAATTTCAACTCCATCAGCTCCAAATTCTTCTCCCGTGATATCTTGCACTTTCTGATTTACAGCACGGATTCCATCAAGTATATTTCTCCTAACTGCTGTGTCCATTCTCTGTGAATATATCTTGCCTGATTCTGTACTATATACAGCTTGTCTTAACCCACTTTCCACAAGCTGATTCAGTGTTCTCCGCATTGCTGTGTTATAATCAATCACTCCCGTTTGAGCCACCTGTATAGCCTCATCCACAACACTCTGATAGGTTTTAGAGATTGATGTAGGAATAAGCTTCTGTGGGTTCTTCAAATCTCTTATCATGAAGGCTTGAGATTTGGAAATATTCTTATAGGTTCCTGCTGTTTGTCTTGCTATTGCTTCCACTTCTCTTTGCAAGTATTTATTATCTTTGTATGGTATAAATGCTTTGTGTCTATAGTCATAAAATGGCTTTGCATCCAGATAAAAATTCAATGCCGCTGTTCTGATAATGCTTTTGATTTCTGTTACTTGCAAGCTTGTTAATCCTGCAAGTGTTTCATTAATCAAACGCACATCTGCACCAATATTCCGCAATTGAATTAATTGACTAACATCGGAAGAAGTTACCTCTCCAATCAGCTTAATTCTATGTGCTATTTTGCGGATAACATAGGTATTAATTTTCTCTTGTCTTTCAATCAATACTCTTGTTAATTCATCTAATGCTTCATCACTTAACATTAACTATTCACCATCTTTGCTTTTGCATTTTGAGCCACCATATTTGATTCAACCATAAGATTTTCTTCCACACTCTGTAAAGATTCATCTTGTGCTTTTGTCAACGCTTCTTGAGCTTGCCTTTCTGTTTCACCGAAGTACCACATTCTCAATTCAAGCTTTGACATAATGCCTTGGGACATAAGATTGATTCTCTTATTAAGCTCTTCATCCACATCTGTTAAAATACTATCATCCCACTCAAATGATATATCCCATTGCCCTTTGTTCGTATCAAGCGGAGTGCCATCTTGAGCAAATGTAATATCACCTACCATATTGTAAAGTGTACAATACACATCCATTATGTAAGCAACATTCCTTAACTGCTCTTCCCATGCTTTCTGTATTCTCAAGTTTGCTTGGTAAGCTCTTTGCTTTAATATCTTCAACTCGGTTGCTGTCTTTGCTTCTTGTGTCGCATCTGAAATGGTACCTCTACTCATGGACAATACATCTTCAATCTTCATGTAAATAGAATTAAGTCCCTGTAAGTATGACGTATCACGCAAGCTTGGATTAAATGGATTGTAAGTATCACCAGTGGAACCTAAGTCAACTTTACGCATCAAACGCTCTTGTAAATACGGTCTTGATGTATGTGCATATCCACGTCCATCATCTTCTGTCTTTAATGCATCACGGTCAATATCTATTGCCATTTCACCAGCTTCATATTCCCATAATAATCTACTGTATTGCATATCTGCATCCCGTATCAATTTTTCAGCTCTTGCAAATCCACTAGCACCTAAAGGACTTGTTGTATCCACTGTATTTGCTTCTGGCATTCTGAAATAAGCAAATAGAGGTCTGTTAACATTCTTGATTGTTACTTTAGGCTGTAAATCTTTCCACTCAGGAACATTTTTTAACGGTATTTCTTCTCCAAGCTCAAGATTATTTGAGGCTTCTTCTGTACTTCCATTTTGTGCTTTGAATGCTTTGTTGATTATCTCAACTGTATTGCCTGACCACTTGTGATATTCAAGCCTCCTATATACTGTATCTCTTTCTGCTTTTGTCTGTATAAATGCCGCTTCGGTGATATCTCCATTTGCATTGAATGCCATTGGATAAAAACAATCTGCATGGATAAAATCAAACTCAAAATATCCAGTGGGAACAACTTCTTTTTCTCCGTATTTTTGTGATTCATCAATGTTGGTAAAAACAGGATAGGGCTTTACAATCAATCCGCCTTGAGCTATTCCAAATTCAAGCTGTCTTTCGGATTGATTCTTTAGTTTCTGATATTCATGATTAAGAAATTCTCCTCTTGTTGTATCGCCTATAGGCTTCTCTTCTTTTATCTTTGGAGGTTGTGCTGACGGAACTATATTTCCAAATGCATCAGGTTCGGGTTCTTTATAGTCAGGATTATCAACCTCAACTTCTTTTGTTGGCGTTGTTATCTCACTCTGAAATTCTATCAAAACCATTCTTGCTTTTTCACTTGATATCAATGCAGGAAGTCCTAAAGAGGCAATTCTTACAGGGTCATCATTTGTCGGCTCATGTAACCAATAAGCTCTGTCTTGATACATGTCCGTCCATGTTTGAATCTTCTCTTCCATTATTGATGATATAGCGGGTGTAACATGTAAAACGTTTTCAATTGTTCTTGCTCCTAACATCTTATCCAATATCTCCTTTATCTTATCTTTAATAGCGGACCACATTGACATAGTTACTTACCTCTTCTTTTCTGACTTGCTTTTATAGCTCTGCCTTGCCTTTGTGCTTTGCTCTTAGCACCTTTGCCGTAATAAGTCTTTCCTTTACTTCCATACTTATACCCTCCTGATTTTGTTCTTCTTACTGGCATATTGTGTCCTCCCAATACTTTAATAATTCAGGTTCATCCCAATACTCTGAAAGAACTATATTATTTTTTCTATTTGGATTTACAATACTTCCGCCTAATAAATAATCTATATGATTTACCAAATTAGGCGTTAAATTTAACACTGAATCTCCAGCATGATATTTTTGTAAATATTTCATAAAAACATCATCATCAAATTTTCGCTTTGAAATAAAATTCTTATATTCAGGACTATAAATTGCTTCTGCATAATACCAATCGGCAAATTCTTTTGCAATCGAATCAGGAATATATATACAAGGAAAAGAATACCACATCATATTTGGACAAACTAATCCTACAGGTTTTTTATCACAATACCTACTGCAAAATCCACATACAACTCTATCTTCGGCATACTCTTCTGTCCAGCGTTTAAATTGTGAACTTATAATGATATCATCTTGTAAATGCCAAGTTCCTTTACCCTTACATTTTAAACAACTTTGTACAAATGCTTCTAGGCATCCCAATGTTCCATCATCTTCAAACACTTCAATATCTGATTCATCAATATCTTGCTTTAACATGCTTGGAATCAAATATTTATCAACATACCATCGTCTATCTTTATAACAATGTATCAAGTATCGGGCCATAACATTTTTTCCTTTGCTATAATCGTTTGCATTTTCATCAAATCATTTACATCATCCACATCACAAGTATAATCATTAATTATATAATAATCTTGAATAACATGATTTATTGGTGTTTCTTGAATAACTTGCCACAACTCCCATGATACAGGCATTCTATCAAATTTACCTTCATCCTGCCATTGCTTTGCTTGCTCAATGCATTTAAAAAATCTTTCTGTATCAACTACTTTAAATGCAAATGGTTCTTGCCATATTTTAGGATATCTCAAATCAAATGGTCTAGCACTTGCAAAAAACTGTATTCCATTTGTATTGTACTTAACAATTTGTCTTATCGCATTTTCGCTGAATACAACATCTCCAAATATATAGCATACTGAATCATCAACTTTTGGAAACGCATCTAACCAATAACTCTGTTCATTGCCATATTGATAACTGTTTTCATGATGTATTACAGAAACTCCAAATTTTTCAAAACATTCATCATTGGAACTTATATAAATATCTGATTTAGGTACATTACATTTTTCAAGCAATCTGATTGTTCTTTGAACTATAGATTCTCCATCTATTTTCCATAAATGTCGAGGCACTTTAGTTTTATACACTCCGCCACATAAAATTACATAAATCATTAATGTTTACCCTTCTTCTTCCCTTTTAAGTTAACAATTTCAGACCACTCTTTATTACCCTTCCAATATTCATAAGTCATTACAGCATCATATCCCGCTTTTGTGATTGCATTTGATAACGCTTTTCCTGTCTTGCCTCCAAACATATCACTGAGGTCTTTTTTCCATCCTGTTGAACCTGTATTCTTGTGCTCAAGTATCAACGGATTATCAAAGTGTATCACTCCATATTCATAATTAGGTTGGTCAACTTTATACTTTCCGTTTGATGTATCCATGTTCATGTATTCACCTGCGGGTTCAAGCTTCTGACCAAAATCCATTCCTGGAACTATCTGTTGCTTTGCATTGTGAATATGCACATAGCTCATTGTAATACTACCATCTTCTGCTATCTCATTAAGTTTGGATTCTGTACTATTTTTTGTACTGTTTTCCATACTCTTTCTTGGTCTTGCATTTTTCACAACTGTCTTGCCCATGCCCATGCTATCACACTTTCAATTGATGGCCTTGTAAATATCTGATATATCTGATAGGTCCATCATAGTTATCGAACTTATGGCAGTAAAAAAGTATTAACTCAGGTTCCAATCTTCTCTTCATTTCTTCAAAGCCTGCATTGAACATTTCCTTGCTTTCTTTGTCTTGCATACATCCAACATTGCTCACTGCAACTATGCTATTTTTTGGATACCCTTCAAACTGCCAATCCCAATGATTCTCTGTACTCCACAAGATTGTAGGAATTACAATCATCCCTTGCTCTTGCCAATAAGCTGTGAGCCAATGATTCCTGTATTTGTTGTATATCTGAATTGCTTTCGGAAAATCAGTGTACATACTAAAATCAGGAGATAGCACACAACTAAATTTTTTCAGCAACGGTGTGTAAATGTTCACTTGATTCCATACACGTTCAAACTGGTAATCATCAATGAAAAAATGCACCGCTGTGTTCTTCAATTTTTTCTTGTGAGTTGTCTTAACATAGTTAAATCCAATCCATCTGTCAATCGTTGGCATTTCATGGACAGGCTCAATTTGCGGGAACTCATACTCGCCTACTCCTTCATAAATGCCAAACTCTGCATTTAATAACTTTCCCATATTCTGTTCCATCCTTTGTTGTGTTGTTTGTATTACTCTTAAATTATAAACAATAATACGGCTTATTTCAAGTCATTATCCTGGTCACGTTCATCAATTAGATATACCACAAGCTTGCACATCATATCCCAATCAATCCCTTGCACATTTCCGTTCTTGATATCGTTTATCAATGCTTCATAATCTTCATTCTTTTCCATTATTTATTTCTCCTCTCAAGTTGTTTATTTATTATCTGTCCATCAACTTCTGCCATTGATTGATTTATTTTTGGAAGCATCTTTGCAAGCCACTCAACCAATAATTCATCTTTTGAATAACTCTCCAATCCAGCTTCAAAAAAGAATGCATGTATAACTTCATGCCTAAATACTTTGCTGTAATAATCTTCGATTCTATCCGCTGTGAACTTATCAGGTTCTGCTGATAAATCAAGTATTATCTTATGTGAATAGGGTTCACATATACCATCATTGCCTTCCATTTTAGGATTCTCTTTTTCTGTCTGGAATAAAATCTCATACTGTGTTCCAAGTATGTTAATTGTTTCATTCTTGCAATTATCTGCCATTTAATTACCCTTCCTCTGCCAGAATTTTTCTGTTGCGTAACGTGTCGCATCTATCCCATGATTGTTTTCATCAGGATACGCACTTATAAAATTTCCATCTTTGTCTTGCTCATATTCATAAGTGGTAAACTCTTTGAATGTTTCAGGACACATCTTCCTGTCAATGTAAATATGATTCAAAGCTTGCAACCACTTGATTCCATAGCGTACTGAATCAGGTCCCTTGTCTGCTCCTCTGATATATGCTCCATATGCTTTAAAGTCCATTATGGATTTTGGTTCTGCTGAATCTGCTGTAACAAGCTCTTGATTTGTTATAAGCTTCTGCCTTTGATATATCTCCTCGTATGCTTCTTTATTTCCCATCTTAACGGCGTTAAATTCACGGAAGATATATAAATCATACTTCTTTCTATCAAAGTGGCATCTAACGAATCTTAGAGGGTCTATAGCGAATCCCCAATCCAGTCCGCAGTATATTCTATCAAAAGTAGTCCACATGGGTTTATGTCCAACTATGTTTCCATAAGCATCATACATAGGAGTATCTGCTAGGCTATCAAACTCTTCAACATTCGGAAATACATCTCCACCTGTACCAATAGCTTGTCCACCATATTCATGTGCGTATGCTCTTGGATTCTTTCTCTTTAACTCTTCTGCATCATCAATAAACTCCTGCCCAAGCCACTCAATAGGAACATCAAGATATGTATTTCTGACCACAAGTGTTGATGGAGAATCATACTCCACATCACTTGCATATTCATTTGCCCAATTGTTCTTGCTGATAGGTGGATTGAATGTTCTAAAATCCCAAAATAGCTGACCACCACGCTTTGTTGATTGGGTTACTTTTCTTAGCTCATTCTCTCCGCTGTATTGGTCAAGCTCTTCAAACCACGTTATTCCGATGTATCCAAATGGAACTTTTACAGACTTAACTTTATTCGGGTCATCCAATCCCATGAAAAATATCTGCTGACCTGTCGGCTTATATATGATAGGCGTTGAATACGTTTTTGGAATTATAAATAAGCTGTCAACGCCAAGCGTATATATTGCCCATACCATCTGACTATAGATTGATTTCTGAATTGTATTTGCCACTTTTCTAAAACATAATGCATGGACATTTGGAAAGCTCATAATAAGCAATACAATCATAACACTGACAAAGGAGGACTTGGTTGACCCACGCCCTCCTGCAAATACATAGGTTGTGTGCTTATGCTTCATGATATCATTAAACACTTTTTTATACATCGGAATTATGATATTCCGCATATTGATATTGATATTAGGAACCATACTGCTTTCACTCTCTCCTATGCTATTCTTATCAGTGTGCTTATGTTGTTCTGTGTAAGCTCATGAACTGCATTCCATGTTTTAGGACCGATTATTCCATCAGCTTTCAAACCGTTACAACTCTGGAAATCCATTACTGCAAGCTTAGTATTCTTCCCGAATATTCCATCCTCAAGTCCACAAAAATATCCGTTAGAATTTAAGAACTTCTGCCAATATAAAACATACTCTCCCTTGCTTCCCTGTTTGAGCAAAGGATAATATTCTGCTGGCTCTTTCGCAACTTGAAACTCAACAACTTTTCCAAGCACTTCTCTATCAATTTCATATAGCTTGTATTTGTTGATTGTTTCAATCAATGTGGTAGCATATGTAGGACTTGTGGCATACCCGTCTGCTTTCACATTGTTGCAAGCTTTCACATAGTCTGTTTCTCCTCTTAGATTCTTATAGCGTGCCATACGATTAAACATTCCACTGTGGTCATTAACACTTTCAAGCCACGATGGATATTTTCTAAAATCAGCATATACACGCTTCTTAACACCATTATAGTATTCTGTTGTAAGCATGTTCACACTTTGCCCATTATACTTACCCTTTATGCCAAATAGGTTATTGGCTTTCGTTGTTAATCCGCTGTTGCCTTTATTCGATTCAATAAAAGCTTGTGCCGCTGTCAAGCTTGCAAGTATCTTTGTTTGCTTCATATCTTGCACCACATACGGCTTAATTTTTGCTAGGAATGTTTTATCTGTGTATGCCATAAGCTTCTCCTTAGTATTTGTATCTTACTTTCAAATCCGCCTGTACTGCTGTCTTATACTGCTTATATGCTTCTACCCATGCTTTAGCTTGTGCGAGGTCCCTTTCTGCTTGTGGTATCAATGTGGAATAATAAGGATTTACTTTTGCAAGCTCTTTATAATTTGTTACTATCTCCTGCTTGATTCTCACAACTTCATTCAAGTTGTAAATCACGCCGTCCAAATACTTCACATAGTTTTCACTTCTCCAGATTTCTGAATTATGAAACTCATTCGCTAAATTATCCTCATTTGCCACGAAAACCTCTTCCTTGATAACTTTATTAGGGTCTGTCACTTCCTGAGCAAATACGGGTACTGTGAGCGTTGTGAGAACCATTACAGATAATACCATTGCCATTAACTTCTTCATCTTACTTTTCCTCCTTTTTTGTGAGCTGTTCAATTAACTGTTTAATCTTATCATAGCCTACTGTTGCGGTTAAGAATGATAGAAATACCAAGCATACAATTACCACAATCACTTGAGCTGTTACGGGTACACTGAAATATACAATGTACAAAATGGAACCTATAAGCGTTAAAATAAACGCTACCACAACGGCTAGAATGTTTGAGCTGTAATTGATATGCTTTTCATCAAGCAACTTCTTAATACCTTCAACGGTAAGCGTTGTGAGTGCTGATATTAATGCAAGCACACTCAATAAAAACCCATTGTTCATTCATCTTCCTCCTCTCCTATGATAATTATAGTGAATAAAAATCCAACTATACCACCTAATATCAATCCATTTATAAACTTTCCCATATCTGCCTCCTATAATTTGATTAAAAATGCACTCGGATGTAAGATTATCTTCCCGCTCTGTGTATCCTGCAAAAATACGGGTTCTGTATTATCTTGTATCAATACTCCGATATCTTTTCTACCAAATGATTCTTGTGTTTCTGTATTCGCACATGCTAATACTTCACCAGTGTTGTTGTCATATACTGTAACCGTCATTTAAAACTCATTATCCTCCTTTTTTAGCTTGAATATTTTAATCAATGCACAACATAGTATCTCTCCTCCGAAACAAGCGAAAAAACACGTGGTAAGCGTGTCATGAGAGGTACCTGAAACGGTTGATACTATAAATTCTGTTATTGTGAATATGATTAAAACTAAAATAGAAAACACCACATATAGTGTGAGTGATTTTGGAATATCATTCTTCTCCGTTTGCTTCTGATTCTGTATCTTCTTCTCCATCATCCATTCCTCCCCAATCCAATTGTATTTTAACTGTTGCTGTATCTTTGCCTTGTATCTTGTTGGCAATGTCTATCTGTCTTTTTGCAAGCTCTTGTGCCGCTTTTGTTCTTTCTGACAATGGAGCTTCTAGTCCAAATTGGTCCTCTATTTCTCCACGCATTACTTTGGTAAAATATTGCAGGATTTCTGTGGAGCTTGCAATGCTCTCTTGCTTGTGGAGTTCCAGTCTGTAAGCAATTTCATTACCAATGTAATCTTTTTTAACCAAGTTGGTAGCATACTGTCCTGGAGCACTTGTCTTATATCCTGCTTCTATTACTGCTTGTCTTTGATTTCCTGTTTCGATATATACATCAATAAACTTAGCTTCTAATGGAGTTAAAGGATGACCGTCATTGGTAAAATATTTTGAGGTACTCTTAGCTCTTCCTCTTACTACTTTCTTTTTCTGTGTTGTTTCTTTCTTCTGTGTTTTTGTATCTTTTATGTTCTTCTTTGTTGTAGTTTCTTTTGCTTTTGTTTTCTGTGTCTTTGTTTGTGCGGGATTCTTTTTGATTGTTTTTGGCTTTATCTGTCTTGAACTTTCATCCTTTATCTTATCGGGATTTATTCTTGACATTACTTCTTCTTAGCTCCTTTCAGTATCTTATTCAAATCTGCTCTTGATTTCTTTCCAGACCTGGAAAGTTTTGCCTTTCCCACTTGTTCTGCTGATGATGTGAACTTATCTGTTTTCTTCTCTTGCATTTGTTTATCCTCCTTTGTTTTATGCTTAGATTGTAACATCAATTACCAACTGACTTTTGCCTTTCTTTGTCTTAACTATTTTCCACTTTGCTTTGGAAAAATCATACTTGGCATTTCTTCCTGCTAATATCTCATGTTCTGCATGATTATTTGTAACTATTGCAGGTGTGCCTTTCTTTAGCGTGATATTCAATCTAATATCTTTTGTATCATATGTACCATGCTCTGATAAGTACGTTGTACTTGTATAAGCTTTGTGTGTATAGCTTGTACCCTTTAACACATTGGTAAACGCTTGCTTTGCTTCGGGATTGTTCTGTATTGTTTCTATGAACTTTCCTACATTGTTATTATCAACATTTAATCCAAGCATCTTTCCTAACGCTCCTCCACTTATAAATCTTGTTGTTTGAATTGATTCTGATAATGGAGCCATTCCTGCATCAATTTTCTTGATTGCATTCTTTATCCAAGCTTTATTGATTAATCCGTTCCAATTACTATCACTTGAATTAATATTCTCTCCATCAGATAAAAGATATGCATTTATGTTCATACTCTTACCAGTATTCACATATAGCTTATTATCAGGATTTGTATTCGGGTCTCCTGCTTCAAATCCTGTTTGCCCCATTGCAAATTGTAATTCTGCAATTTTATTCATTTGCTCTGATTGAGATAATCCATCAAAACTGAATGCTGGCTTCTCTCTTTTTCTTACTCCACTCTTACCATTACCCATTATTTCTTCTTCTTTCCTTTAGTGGGAATCTTTGATAATTTTCCTACATATTCTGCTGTAACTTCCCAATGCGAATCCCAACCGCTTCCTACTTTAACAGGCTTACCAAATTTCAAAGCTGTACCTGCATTCATAAGAAATTCTGATTCTGTCTTGTGCTGTGACATTGAACCTACCCATGCTCCAATTCCTTTACCTTCAGGAACATTTATAGTTATCCAAACATTATCATCAAAAGCGGGAGATTTTGCGGCTGATGTTGACATAAATCCATCAAATACAAGTGTTTTACCTTCAAGTGTGCTTATATCTGCATCACCTATAAGTAACTTTTTACTTGTTGCTCTCTTAACCACAATAGGCGAATTTAATTCAAATTTATTCAATACCTTTTGTAGTTGATAAGCGTTTTGCTTTGTAAATCCCGACAGCTCATTATAATCTGCAAAATCACTATACAGATTTTTATTCATTTCAACATAACCACCGCCTGTAAAATGCTTAATAGCTTCTGCTTCATCAGGAGTTATATTATCTTTCCAATCATTATAATTAGAATTTTCTCCAAAATATGCATCATTCTTTTCATTTGCAAGATGACCAGGATGATAATCAAAATTATGTGCTATCTTTTTCTTTTTTACTCCGCTTTTACCATTTCCCATTTTATTTTCCCTTCTTTGTACTCTTAGGCTTGGTAAGTTTCTCTCCGGGTTTTAATTCTCTTGCTTTAAATCCGCCTGAATCCCATTTGTTGCTCTTACTTCCTTTTGTTGTCTTTGTTGCCATAATTTTCTTCCTCCTTTGTAAATACTATTCCTTTTTGTTTCTTAACATCTTCCCAC